GAGCCGTGAATCCGTTCTTAAGTGATATACGGCATTTGTTCGTATTGCCTGAAGCAAAAGCCTTGTAGGAGGGATCCTCCACAAGGATCTGACCAAAAGACTTTGGAGCTTCTTTGCCAGAGATGATAGAAGCGGTAAGCTTCTGCTCTAAGGCAACGATCCTGTCGGCGCAGGATTGCACTTCTTTCGCGGCAGAATCGGCTTTTACGACAGCGGCTGCAAGGCTTTCTTTTGTGCCTTTTTCCTGCTCTCTGACCATGGCCTTGATCGCATCGGTTGCCTCAGACTGCTTTACTTTGAAATCTTCAAACGCTTGTTTTAATTGTTCTGGTGTCATGTTGATCTCCTTTTTTAAAATTAAATAGGTTAACTTCGCATTATTCTCACTAACTCTTCCCACTTTTCATTGTCCGCATCACGCAGGACTGGCTCGGCAGCATCACGCATGCCGGCTTTCTGAAATATTTCTTCACGCTCTTTACGAGAGATACCTGAGCGAGCCAAAGCCATTTCGATCGTTCTCTTTGCTTGCGCTTTCGTCTTCTTTTCGTCTTGTTTGTCAGGATCACTCTTTACTTCAATAACCTCGTCAGCAAAGCCAAACTCTAGAGCGTCATCAGCGCCTATCCATGTCTCGCTGTTCATCATTTTTGATATCTTATTTTCGTCAATATTCACCTTAGCGGCGTATGCCGCTAAGATAGACTGGTCAAACTGTTCCAGCACATCAGCAGCCTCACGAAGGTCACTTTTGTTGCCCATAACGATCGACCAAGAGTTGTGGATCATTAGAAATCCGATCTTAGAGATCTTGACCGTATCTCCTGCCATAGCGATCACCGATGCGGCCGAAGCAGCAAGGCCGAGAATGTTGACGGTCACATGGCCTTTATGTTGGGCCAAAAGGTTGTAGATAGTGGCAGCTTCAAATACATCACCCCCGGGAGAATTGACATTCACAACAACATCCTTATCGTCACCGATAGAGCGAAGAGCTGCTGACATCCGTTTAGCTGTGAAGCCATCACCAAAAAAGTCAGAGCCGATGACGTCGAAGATATCAATGGAGGAGCTTTCGTTCTTCTTCTCGGCAACGATCGTCTTGTCCCATCGCGCGAGGATACCGTCATCGATCCTATTGCGCGTAAAATTCAATCCGTCTGTTTTAAACAGTGAGTGTTTTCTTTTCATTTTGGCGTCCTCCGTTCTCGAGATAGATCAACTGTTGATCAATAAAAAGTTTGTCACCTGCCTGATCTGGTGGTAATCCCTCCTGCTCGCGGCATTCATTCGGTGTCAAGACGCCGCTTCTAATAGCGACTTGATACCCTTCATATCTTTCTTTCTCTCCTCCTCGAAGGAGCTCATCAATATCAAAGTCTGGCTCTACAGTTTCACGCTCAGAGATACTCAACAAATGAGCTTGAATACTATCTTTGAGCCTTGTTCGGTATGGAGAAAGACCGAGTTTATACCACCCTCTGACGATCTCCGTGATGCCTGAGCCCCACACAGTCGATGATGACATGTCATGGATCAAGACTGGAGGAACATCGAAAAACCTGCATATATCCTCTAGCTGAAATTTCCTGCTTTCAAGAAGTTGGACGTCTTTAGGCAACATCGACGTTGGCGTGAATTTCATGCCAGCCTCAAGGACTCTCAGCGCTTCTTCCTTTCCGCTCGTGATATCATTAAAGTCTTCTTTGAACCTTCTCCTCTGCTCAGAATTCAAAATCTTGTCGATGGACAGGATGCCTCCCTGCTTGAATCCACTATTAGACAGCCTGTTGACGCTCTCCTCAGCACCTAAGGATATGCCAAGACTATTACGAGCTTGGTCCAACGGCGACAATCCGATAATGCCGTTACCAAATAACTTCACATGCCAGATATTATTCTCTGAATATGAAAGAATCCTACCGTCAGCATGGTATCGATGTATGATGCTCCCATCATCGCTAAGAACTGTCTCGACTTGAGACGTCATCAGCGGCAATAAAGATATGATCTGGCCTTTGCCATTGCGTTCGATGAGTGAATACGCGTTCCCCCTGAAAGCAAGCTGGTAATATAAAGTTTCAAAGAACTCACTCCTTGTCTGATATCTATTTGGCTTCCAGCGTAATAAACGATATAGAGGGTGATCTGTGATCACATGCTTACTGGTAATGCGGCCGGAAGCATTTCTCTGGACAGAGAAGAATTGTATCGGAAGTGATGCCATCGTCTCCGCTGTCCGTCGTATACAAGCAAAAGCACAGGATATCTGTAAAGCCGTATCATCGTTGACTGTCTTTGTCGTCATTCTTCCGGAATGTGGAACAAGTTCTTGGACTCCTCTACCCCTACGCGTTCCACTTCCAGTGAAATAACTTATGATAGATCTAATCAAAGACCCTCCTTATGGATACAAATAAAAAAGCCGACCCCGCCGTGCACGGGATCGGCCATAACATTAACGACAGGGAGCGACCCTTGTCTTTTGTCTTTATTATCTCATTGCGTAATGCTCAAGAGAGCAAATACTCACGATATATCGTAAAGAATTACCTAAGGATAATTGGATCATTAAGAAAGTCATCCAGGCTTCCTTCCTCGTCGCTACTCTGACCTATCATAATGCCATTAGCCATCAACAAGGCCGTCATATCATCGATCTTGTCAGCACTCTTCTTTTTATCTGGAGCCATGTTCATATTAGCGTCTGTCCTTGCAACAATATTAGACGCGCACCAGGTCAGCACAGGATCACCGCCATGACGGAATCTACCCGAGATATAAGTTTCCTCAAAATTTTTCATTGATGGATGATATGATTTCGGGCCTTGAATGAACTGAACCATTTCGATCCCTTCGGCAGAAAACTTAGATGCTGTTTGAGCCGCGTTCCATGTATCGTAAGCAATAGAAATAAGGTTGAAGTTATCCTTAACCCACATTACTCTTTTAAATATCTCATCATAGTCTGTAACATCGCCGTTTGTTTCGATCATGTAGCCTGACCTCACCCAGCCGGCATAAGGAACAAGATTCCTCTGTGTTCTTATCGCAACGGTCGTTTTGGGAACCCATCTCCATCCATGCGTATACAATATCCCGTCCTTTTTCCAGACTAAACGAAAAGACGCAAGGTCGCGCGTGCTGGCAAGATCAAGTGCTCCGTAACAAGGTTCTTGTTTTAATTCTTCAAGAGGAACAGCCCCTGCGCATGCTTTCCATTTTTGCAGGTCTATCCAGCCGTGTGCTGTCGAGCTCTGCCTATTCATGCGTTTTATCAGGAACTCCGCATGGCGGCCAGGCATTGACTTTGCTTCAGTGGCTTCCTTGCGGATAGCTTTTAATAATGGTTCAGATACTGATAATAGAGGATTGGCTTTCTCCCAAACGCTTTCATCAAACTCATCGTCTTTATCGTCGAGAGCATAAAATATAACAAGAAAATGGTCTGCGTCAACAACACCTTCAAGGACCTGCTGGCCGAATTTCCGCATCTCAGGCCATGGCCCTGGCGTCTCATACCCTTCAGTCGTCGTGAATACAAAAAGAGGGTTGCGCCGTCCACCGGCGGCTGACTGGAGGACATTAAGAAGATCGTGTGTCTTATGCGCATGGATCTCGTCAAGGATCGTACAGGAAGGATTTAGCCCGTCTTGGGTTGACGCTTTAGCATTGATCGCTTTAAAAAGACCGCCATTGTCATAGCAGGAGATCGCGCGCGTGAAACATTCTATATTGAATGCCTCTCGCAGCTGCGGCTGCTTGTCAGCCATTCTTTTCGCTATCTTGAATACGATCCCAGCTTGATCTCCTGTAGTAGCCGCAGAGATGACTTGAGGGCCGCGCTCATCTTCCATGGAAAGGCAATAAAGGCCTATCCCGGCGATCAAGGTACTTTTCGCGTTCTTCCTGGAAAGGGCAAAAAGAGCAGATGTGAACCTTCTAGTTCCGTCGTGATTCCTGAATCCGAATAGATTACATAGAAAGAACACCTGGAACGGCTCTAAAGCTATGTTCTCTGTTTTCCAAGTACCCTCAACGTGCGGAAGATGTGATATAAAATCACATATTTTATCTGCCTCGACGGTAGAATAAATGAACGGCCTGTCCTGAGATCTTGCCCTATCAAGATCTCTCAAGAATCTCTCAGCAGCAAGTATGATCCACTTTCCAAAACGTTTATGATTTTTCTTATCAATAACGTCTTGAGCGTATTGCATGGCTATGTTAGTCCATGATATGCTTTTCTCTGCTGTCGTTGCACAAGACGCAACAGCCTTGCACTCCATTTCACGTCTTTTTTTAGTCTTTGTTTTCTTTTTCATTTTTTCATTGTCTTTAACTTAACAAAAGGATTCTTGTCGATTATCTTCCCAACTCCAGACGCCATCTTGATCCTAGACGCAGGTGTCATACCAAGCTGTGCCGCGTAAAAGACCATATCTCTTTGCGCATCACGGCTTATGATCACAAGAGGATTAGCCTTATACCCTCCCTCTCCTGGCGTCAATAGTCCTCCGAACTGTTGGAACTTGCATAGCTCTCTCTCGGCTGTCTGCCAACGAACAAATGCTGAGCAGTAGGCAGCCAACACAGCGACATCAACTGACCGTAACGTCATCATCGGTTTCAGTAATAATAGCGTTGTATCCCAGGCATCTTTCTCTTTTTTTCCAAAATGAGAAGGCATGTTAGGAGGAATGAATTCCTGGTGGATCTCCTCAGCGACTTCAGCTGTTAACGGGGCTGTCCCATGCAGCATTTGCAATGCTTTGCTTTTTGGCGCTGGTCCTCTTCGTCCCATGAATATCTCCTTAAATAACCATATAACCTGTTTCCCTAAAACTGGGTTCCGCAAAAAAATGACTGGGAGCCCGATTTCCGACGGGGTGATGCTTTACTTTTTTACTCCCCCCGTATCCTATTGAAATACATATACTTACATAATCTAATTGTCAACCTATGTCAAGCAATCAGGTTAACAATTAAAAAGCCTATATCATATCAAGGCCTGTCCTACATTGAGGATCGTCCGGTATCGGATATCCATCTAATCCTATCTTTTGCCTAGGCGATTTGATATCAAGATCCTGCGCTGTCTTGATATCGTGACAATGATCGCAAACTCCTTGAAGATTGTCACGTTCATCTGTTCCTCCCTTGCAAAGCGGAATGATATGATCAACCTGTGTCGATGCCTTCCTTGCGCATATCCTGCATATAGGCTCTTCGACAAGGACAACATGGCGCATGCACATCCATCTCCTGCCAGATGTCCTCTTAGTCCTTACCTCTTTCCATTGCTTTCTGTTCCTATCGAACTGCTTTCTCTGCCATCCCATGATCAATCCCTCCCAAATCTACGACTTGCTTGGTTCTGTACGATAACCCTATTGTCTTCTTCAGCGTCGAATATACGGCAATATGATTGAGGCAAAATAGATATCGTGCCATGATGTCTCTCCCTCCACACAGGGATCACGCGCTGAAGCGCGCGCTGCTCGATGATCTGTACTTCTGGCTGACCTAGTCTTTCCTGTTCCTCTATCCACATATCAAGCAGTGCGGCAGTCTTATAGTTATTATCAAAATATATCGTTGCTGTTATGAGCTCATGACCTCCGAACCGTTTGGCAACAGGGCCTGTGGTCTTATAGTAAATGGCAATATCCGTGTCAATCGAATGGAAGAGATGAGGATATGTCTTCACAACTGAATCACCATCAAGCCAGACAATAGGATGATTGTGCATGTCAAGCATTTGCTTTATGAATACAGGCTTATGCTTTGTATTGTTTTCCCAAGACCCAAGGCTTTCTATGCCCCTGATATCATGTGGAACATTAAGCCTGACAAGAGATTCTTTAAGATTCTGTATCTCTTTCTCGTAAGGAGATCCGATTGTGAAGAATGAAACAACTTTAAACTTCACAAATTCCCTCCATGAATAGCCTTAATATGATCCTCTATCTTCTGGGCCTCTCTCTTCGCGATATCTTCCGTGTAGAGAATTGGGTGTTTCTTCATGATGGAGCAAAAATATGCAAAGGATTCTGGCTGAGGTAAATCCTTAACGTGGTGGCTTATATGATCGATGAACACGTCACGTATCATCACAACACGCTCGCCTCCGAATACATTCTGCCACATGATACCTGTCCAGTGATCAGCCCCCCACAGCCAATTAAAAGGATCCATCATGCCTCCATAGAAAGAGACAAAATCCTTTGATGTTAATATCCAGCATGAGAAATCAACTTTCTTGTGCCAAATAGCTTTCTTACATCCCTCAAGACCTTCATCCCCATCTCTGGGAAGTCCATCCCTGACTATCCCATACAAGATATCGTCTCCGAACTTGTTGGCGGCAGACTCCATACGCTCTGAAATAATGCGGTCCCACCCCTTTGTCATAAATACAGTATCGACGTTGATAGCAAGGATCCACCGGCCGCGCGCCTGTTTAGCGGCAAAATTATAATAATCCCTAACGAAATGTTCAGACCTTTCGACAACGAAGAAACGCATATTCATGTCTTTATGGTTATCTTCAAAATACGTTATCAAAGGAGCAAGAACAGAATCGCAGCGGTCTACAACAAAGACGAGCTCTATCTCTTCTGGTTTTTCAGTTGTTTTCTGTAGGCTATCCATCAACCTACAGAGTTCGCGGACGTTTTCTCGTATTGGAGTCACGATCGAGATCTTAATCATGGAATAGATCCTTTCTTGTGAATGATTGTGAGACGGTTAATAAGTCTTTATCTTCAAAAGGCTCAAAGCCTGCGTCATAACGCTTAAATGGGAACTCATTGTATTTCATCTGGCCTTTCTTCCCCCATGCGCCCTCAAGGACCTCTCTATCGTGCTTATATCCCTGTCCAAAAGGACGCTCTGATGTCACGCCCCAGCGCTGATCATGTTTGTTGTAATGGTCTAGAAGGATCACTCCTTCATCAAAATGGTAAACTTTCCCTCCGTCGTTATAGACACGCATTACAAGGTCGTTGTCCCATTGTCCACAGATGAAACGCCTGTCGATGCCTCCGAGCTCCTGGAAATACTCTCTATTCATAATACCCATAGGAGCCATCTTAGGTGCATTGGGTTCCCCTCCGAAAAACCTATGCGCGTTCATATCGCACATACGCCATGTCCCGTAATTCTCTTTCGTCTGTGTTGAGAGGACGTCCTTTCGGGTGCATGTTCTTTTAAAAAATCTGTAAGCCTTTCCCAGAACGTCATCTGGAAATTCCGCGTCATCCGCGGTCCAGCTTATAAGCTCGCCAGTACATGCGCGGCGCGCAACCTCATACACCTGTACAGGCTTTATGTCAGCTGTATTGATATATCTGAAACGTACACGTTCTGGAAGTCTTGTGATCTGGAACGGCTTGTCTCCTGTAGCTACCTCCAATCCTCCTGTGCGAAGATTCCCAGCAAAGACAAGCTCCACATCGATCGTTGTTCCTTTTAAAGAATCAAAAAGGCTTTTATAAAGGTTTGGCCTAATAGATGAACAAAATAAACTTAACTGCATACGACCTCTCTCTTTTTAAAGTTGTTCTTTCGCGCGTGTATGACCTCTTGGACAGGATCCACCCCTGATGAGAAATGCCTTAGATACATGACTTCCTCCGGCTCAAAGTATATCCCGTTGATCATATCGCACCTTCCTTGCCCTGATGCTATGCCGTCTGCCTTGCGCTTGAAGTATCCAACGATCTCTCCTCCTTCCTCGATCTTATCTACACAAAAATCAACGATATCCTGCGGTAAAAGGTCTAGCAGTTTGAATGAATAGAAAAGCTGAACCATCCAAGAGAGGACAACTGTTTTCTTCCACTCGT